TTAAAGAAGGTATTAAAGAAGAAATGTTCAAGGCTGGTTTGGACTTAATGTTACCAGCAGATTTAAATGAAATTCAAGAGGCAGTAAATGAAGTAAATACTGCAAGCAGATTCTAATGAAAAAGAGAAAATTAAATAGTACTAATCCTAAATACTATCCTATAAAAGAAGAAGAAGTAAAAGAGCGGAAAGATTTAATAGCTACAATACGTAAAGGTAGAAACCGTAGCGTTAAAGTATATGCTGTATTTAGCGAAATAGAATAATATGGAAAATATAAGTAAACATATAACTTACGCAGAGGCAATACATTCATTAACTGCTAAACGTAAGTGTATAGATAATACACCTAATCCTACGCAAGTAGAAAACATGAAAGTGTTAGCAGAAAAAGTATTTGAACCATTAAGGGAATGGGTTGGAGGACCAATTAAAGTTAATTCATTTTTTCGTTCACCTGAACTTAATGAAAAAATTGGTGGATCAAAGACCTCTCAACATTGTAAAGGACAGGCAATTGATATTGACGATGTCTATGGTTGTAAAACAAATGCAGAAATGTATGCTTGGGTAAAAGAAAATTTAAATTTTGATCAAATGATTTGGGAGTTTGGAACCGATATGAATCCAAATTGGGTACATATATCATACGTATCAGAAGAAGATAACAGAAACAGATGTCTAAAAGCTTATAAAGATGACATGAACAAAACTAAATATAAAACAATATGAAAAAATCACCACTAAATAGATTAGATAAAAATGGTTTAATAAGTTCAGCAGAAGGAGCTGCAAGTGGAGCTTATAGAAAATCAGCATTAAATATGCTTGGAATATCCCGTAAATCATCTCCTTTAAACGATATGGCTGGCGGACTTACTCATGAACAAATGCGTGAAAAATCTCCGGAAAATTTAGAAGGTCATAAGAAAAATCGTCCAGCTCATCAAAGAGGTGTTTCTAGAAACTCATCTCCTTTAAATGATAATGGTAGTATATTACAAGAAGATCCTAAAGATCAAGGAATTCCTTGGTCCCAATATGATAGTGATGATATAGCGGCTAATAAAGGATCAGGAAAACCTCTTCCACCTCAATATTTTAGAGGTCAAAGAGTTTATCCAAATGAAAATGATGCTTGGCAAACTCCTAAGCAAGCTCAAGAAACAGAAGATTTAGAAAACTCAAATAATTAGATATGAAAATAAGGAAAGGAGCGTTAGAAATGCTAGGAATATCACGTAAAACTTCACCTTTAAATGATATGACGGCTCAAGAAAATCAGGATGCTGAATTAGAAAAATTTTTAGGAGGTATGCACACTATAGATAATCCAGAATATTCTCCTCCAGAACCTGCAGATAGCACTGAACATGATTATTTTATAAAAAATAGAAGTGCTGAAACTGACTCAGTTGCTAGAGTATTTATGAATTTAAACAAAGAAGCTAAAGCGCTTCGTGCTACTAGGGATCCAAATGCGGGTGCTAAGCAAAAAGAAATAAATGATTTATTATTGTGGATTAAAAATGAAAATGAAAATAGGATCAAAGAATAACGGGCGTACCATACCCGAAGATCCTGTAACCAAAGGGGAGTTCAATCGAGCTCCCCTTTTTTAGTTACTATCCATCACAACTTAAACACGCCTCATCCATTGCTTGCGTGGCTATGTCCCCGCGAAGCACGGATTCAGTTCTCATATAGTATAATGTTTTAACTCCTTTTTTCCAAGCATCAAGATGGACTTTATTAATCCATTTGGGTGTTGCCTCTGCCGGAAAAGATAAGTTTAAACTTACACTTTGATCTATATATTGCTGGCGTATACCAGCTTGTCTCACCAGCTCTAACTGGTTAAGTTCTTTAAATGTTTTAAATATTTCTTTTTCTTCGTCTGATAATTCTTTTATATCTTGAACAGATCCACCATCAGCTAATATTTTATCCCATATTTCTTTTGTATCTAATTTCTTAGATTTTAAAAGTTTTTGTAATGTTGGGTTTTTTCTAATAAAAGTTCCTTTTGCTGATTGATCTGTAAACACATTAGCAGCCCAAGGTTCTATTCCTGGTGAAAGATTTCCGCTAAGCTTTGAATTACTAACAGTGGGAGCAATAGCACGAAGATGAGTATTACGCATACCAGTACCAACACACCAAAGAGGCTCACCAAAAGTTGTAGCAAGATCCATACTAGCCCTTTCAGACTCGATTTTAATTTGACTAAAAATTCTTCTTGTTTCATATTGTGATAATAAACCCTCAAATGGTAAACCTTTTTCTTGTAGATATGTATGCCATCCAAGCACACCTAAACCTAATGCTCTACCTTTTTCAGCAGATCTTACAGCGTTTTCAAATCCTTTTCTGTATTTAGCTCTTTGTATAAACTCTTCTAACACACCATCTAGAAACCATATTGAGTCATAAATGATATTTGTATTTTTCCATTCATCATATTTAGCTAGGTTTAAGCTAGATAAGCAACAAACAAATGAATGATTTTCATCTGTATGTAAAACTATTTCACTACAGATATTTGTCATATGAACTTTTAAAGCGTTGTCTTTGTAAGCCGCTGGATTTTGTTTGTTAGTGTTACCTTTAAAAAGTATATAAGGTTCTCCAGTCGCTTTACGTTTTTGAAGTAATTTTCCCCATCGTCTTCTAGCTCTTCCATTTCCGCTAATAAGCTTTCGCATGAATTTATCGCCGACGACAGCGCATTGATGTAAGTTAAGCGATTGTCTGTTGACATCTCCTTTAGGTTCTCTAATCTCGAGCCACTCTTCAAAATCGGGGTGGTCAATGTTAATATTAACTGATGCTGCTCCTCGTCTGACAGATCCTTGATTAGTGGCAAGTATTGTGCTATCGTATATTTTACAAAAAGGCACAACTCCGTC